TACAACGGCAAATGTAAATAACATGGATACAGCTGCGACAAATATAGCCAAGATTACTACTGTTGCTGATGATCTTAACGAAGGCACATCTGAAATAGACACAGTTGCAACTAATATCACAAATGTAAATAATGTTGGAAATAATATATCTAACGTTAATGCTGTTCATAGCAATGCAACAAACATTAATGCTGCTGTATCTAACGCATCAAATATAAATTCTGCTGTTAGTAACGAAACTAATATAAATGCTGTTGTGTCTAATGCAACTAATATTAATGCAGTTGCTGGAAACAACGCTAACGTAACAACAGTAAGTGGTTCAATTACAAACGTTAATACTGCTGCAACTAATATTGCTAATATTAATACTGCTGCAAATAATATTTCTAGTGTTAATAGTTTTGCAAATTTATATCGTATAGATACTTCTGATCCCGGAACTAATAACGATGAAGGAGATCTTTATTTTAATACAACATCTAATGAGTTAAGAGTATATAACGGTTCAACATGGCAAGGTGGTGTAACGGCTACTGGTAACTTAGCTGGATTAGGTGCTAACACCTTTACTGGTTTACAAACACTTCAATCAGGTGCAGCAGTGACAGGAAACATTACAGTATCAGGCACGGTTGACGGTGTAGACGTAGCAACTAGAGACACATTATTTAGTGGTTTAACATCTAGCTCTGGAGTATTAACTAATGGTGTAACCGCAAGTACTCAAAGTGCGTCTGATAATACTACAAAAGTAGCAACTACTGCATATGTAACAACGGCAATCAGTAACGTAAATACAAATTTAGTTGCTGATACTACTCCTCAATTAGGAGGAGGTTTAGATGGACAAAATAACAATATGTCCAATATTGGTACTATTGATGGTACTAATTTACAACTCGATTTCGGTACAATCTAATGGCAAAATTATTAAAACTAAGACGAGGTACAACCTCACAACATGGCAGTTTCACAGGAGCCGAGGGTGAAGTTACTGTCGATACTGATAAGGAAACTCTTGTCGTACATGATGGCTCAACAGCTGGAGGACATCCTGTAGCAGCAGAAGATATGGCAAACGTATCTTCAGCTTCTATTGCTGGAAGATTAGGTACAGATTCTATAGCAACAACTAAGATTGCTGCTGGAGCTTTACCAACAGATGTAACCGTAACAGATACAAATATTAATGGAAACTTAACTATTGAATCAGCAGATATAGTTGACGGAACAATTGTTAATGCTGATATAAACGCAAGTGCAGCGATAGCAGGGTCAAAAATTACTCCTAACTTTGGTTCTCAAAATATAGCTACAACTGGAACAGCTAGTACTGGTCAAATAACTGTTAAAGGTGCACAAGAACCACAGCTAGTATTACAAGATTCTGATACTGGCAATACAGGAAATGCTGCTGAAACAGGCATATCTTTTAGAGATGGCGGTGGAACTCAGCAAAGTATGATTGGTCATAATAATAGTGGTGACAAAGACTTTTACCTAGATACCGCTGGTAGTGACCATAGAATTAATTTTAGAGTTGGTGCTTCTACAACACAATTAGAAATAGAAAGTAGTGCAGTCAATGTAACAGGAAATATTACTGCAACAGGCGATTTAACAATTACTTCTGCTGTACCCACAATATCTTTAACGGATTCTGGTAATAATCCAGATTATGAAATCACTAATACTAATGGTGCTTTAAACTTTAAAGACACAACAAATAATTCAACAAAAATTTCAGTTCAAAGTGCTGCTACACTTATTGCTAATAATTTAGATTGTGGTGATGGTGTTGACGTAACAGGTACTTGCACAGCCACAACATTTAGTGGATCTGGTGCGTCACTTACAACTTTAAACGCAAGTAATCTTTCTTCTGGTACTATTCCAGATGCAAGATTTCCAGCTACATTACCAGCAATAAGTGGAGCAAACTTAACTGGTATTACATCATTTGTTAGTGGAATGATAATTATGTACAACAGTGCATCTGCCCCATCTGGTTGGTACTTGTGTGATGGTAATAATGGTACTCCCGATCTAAGAGATAGATTTATTGTTGGTGCTGGTAACTCTTATTCACAGGGAGCTACAGGTGGTTCTAACACAGCAACCGATACAATTAGCATCTCTGGATCTGATACTGTTAGTATTTCTATATCTGGAACTACTTCAGCCGCAGCTAATAATAATAATGCAACATACGGTCTTGGTTCTGTAACTAGTCACGCTAGAAATGATCATACCCACACTTTTTCAGGTACAGGTACTGATACTGTAAATATATCTGGTTCAGATACTGCTAGTATTGATACTAGATCACCTTACTATGCACTTACCTTTATAATGAAAGCTTAATTTTTAAAATTATGAATTACAATTACCAACAAGCAAGATCTTATCTTTACCCAGAACTTTATTTAATTTGTGAGTCATTATATCCACTCGCTAGTAATGGGGATGCTACTAAAAAGGCAGCTATAGATGCACATATTAATCTTGTAAATACCACAATTCCAGCAGATTCTACAGAATATACAAGCGAAGAATTGGCTGCAAAAAAAACAGAATTAGAAAAAGATTCTGCTTTTTTAAAATGCAACAATACTGTTCTTACTTTTGTAGAGTAATTATTAATTAGTTTACTTTTTCCATTTGCCTAGTCATCATTCCACCTATTAAATACAATGGTATAACGGTTGGCAGAATTATAAGCATAGATATAATACTTACATGACCTATAGCTTTTAATACTGCTTCTTTAACCATGAGAAAAATCCTTGACGCTTTAACTATCCTATCTACTATTCTTGTTTTGGGAATACTAGGCGGTGGTTTTTTTACATACAAGTATGTTCAATCACCCCAGTTTCAAAAAAAGATTATGGATAAAGTACTTGGCGAGGTAAAAGGGCTATTACCAAATGTATTAGATAAAGGTTTGCCTGACATGACAGGGCCATCAATGCCTATCCCACTTCCTAAACAAAAAATAAAATTTTAATTGGAAATACCTGAAATACATATACCTGATGTTCACATCCCATATACCTATGTGCCTGACTATAACCATTCCAATGTACAAGTAATAGGTTGCACTTACTACCACAGAGATACAAAAAATACAGGCAATAGAAATTTATTAATAGAAGATCCTAATGGTGTGGTTAGTAATTGTCCGTACCCTAGTTATAACCCATTAAATTATGTACCAGATCAATTAATAATTAAAGAAGAGATGCCTAATCTTGCTAATGAAAGTGAGATGCCAACAAGCGAAACACCACAACCTGAGATACCTAAAGACAAAAAAAAAGAAACTGAATACGAACCTTGTCCTCCTAGAAATGCACCATATAGAAAAGGAGATTTTAAAAACGAGCTTCGTATTGAAAGACTGTTAGACTATGAAAGAGACGTATCAGATGGTTCTTGTAATGCGGTCTGGGAAAAAGTACCTTTCATCGACCAATACATCCCAACGGCTAGCGTGGTTGTCTCTACTATTTTTATCGCTAGTGTGGCTGCGACTACACCTATTATTATCCAGCTTATAAAACCTTTGATCAAGCAACTTATAAAGAAGGTTACTTCTCGAAAGTCAAAGAATGAGAGTGAGGAATTACCTGACCGGGAGGAACAGTAACGCTAATGCCGTCACATATAGATGCAAACTTGCCTGTAAAAACTACACCTAGTTTTGCCTGTTCACCACATACCTTGAGCCTAAAAAGGGCAAGCTCTAATTTTCCTTTTTCATATAATAACTTTTGATTTTTTATATTTACCTCTGTTGCCTGATGGCATAGTGCAGGTGCTTTGCCTAGCGGAATACTAAATTGTGCTGATATACCGTAGTTTAAATTGTAGTTATCCTTTTCAAACCTTGGTGTTTCTTGAACGTACTTAATCGCACCAGTATCTTCATCGTATATATTTTGTCTGGTAACAGTTTCTTTAGGACGATTAAATGACCATGCATCAGTTACATAGGGAGTAATGGTTAAGCTAGGAGAACTACAAACAATACCTTGACTCATCCTAAATTGTGGAGTTGAGCTAGGAGCGATCATAGTAGCGTTGTTATTAACTGTTCCCTGTGCGTTGCTAGAGGGGCTTGCAACGGTTGTATTAGCTAAAACTTTACTTGGACATAACAATAATAAAATTACTGCCCAAACGTAGTTTCTACGGTGGTTGTGGTTGTTGTGTTTATTGTGCGATCTATTGTAGTTATTGTGTCTAGTCCGGGAGAAATTATTGACTCGACCAAACTGAAAGGTTGACCTGCGTTTACTATTTTCCATCTAGGCACACCTTCCAACGTAGGACTTGTATATGAAAAGTTAATCCCATTGACTGTTTGCGTAGCTTCTGCCGTAGGAATTGCATTAATATAACCATTGACATCCGCACTCTCTATGTTCGTGCCTGAAACGCTCAGAGAGTACCCTGTACGAAACTGATGAGATACCACCTGCTCTGTTATTACACTTTGAGTTTGAGAATTTGTACTGGAAGATCCTGTTCTGAAGGTAGGTACTACTGGGTTTGCAAAAATTTTGGAAGGAAATATTATTAAAAGTAGCAGCCAAAATTTAGTCAATGGTAATGGTTACGGTAGTTGATCCTATGCAACTAGAGCCTGATCCAAATGCACCACTACAAGTATGAACACCTGACGATAAAGAAGTCATAGCACCTGATCCTAAAGTACCTCCACTACCTATTGTTGTTTGTCCTGATAGATGAGGTAATGCAGCTATGCCTGATGACGGTGTAATTGCACTTGGAGTCGCATCACCCATATTTATAGCTTCCGTTAGCGAAAACGCTGACCCTGCTGTAGTGACTGATTTATCAGTTTGTATAAGAGCCGGAACACCTGCGGTTAAACTGCCTATATTTAAACCACCTATTTGTTGTGCCGTAGTAGATCCACCACTAGTAACTGAAGGAGTTATGTTGTTACCTGATATTGAATATGTAGTACCTAATTTATTCGTGACAGAGTACGGCATGTCTACACTTATTTGTGCAGATGTCGTAAATTTTTGAGTGATGTCTGCTAGTGCTACAGAAGGGCTAAACAATAGCAGTAGTGCAAATAGTTTTTTCATTTTTTTGGTTTGGGATCTACTATTTCCGCATTTTCAATACGAAGCGGAGTCTCAATTCTAATCGTTTGGTAATTACCAGACTGTGATGCTAGTAACGCTTCTACTTCCTTTTTGTTTAATGGTTTTTCATCTGGTTTAAATGTACCGTCACCTCTTTTCTTAGCACCTTCCAAACCAAAACTGGCTAATGCTCCTGTCAGCAAACTTGCAGGGAAAGTTATATCTTTGGGTTCGTTACTGTAACCGGGTAAAGATATGTAGTTAAGGGATACTATAAAACCACTCCAAGCAACAACACTAAGTCTTACGATTACAGATATGAAAGCTAACTGTTCTTCTTTATCAGTAATGTTTTCTTTGAGTTTTTGTAAAACTCCCTTTTTTTCTTCTGTCATAACTAGTTTTATTAGTCATACTATACATAATTACCTATTTACGCAAATGACAGAGGTACAAGCAATGTTGATAGGAGCAGCAGCTACTGCTTTTGTTATGGTTTTATCTAACATGAGTAACCGTAGAGAGAAAACTATTATTGATATCTACACTAGATTAAACAAGTTGTCGCAAGCGGTTAGCAGAATAGAAGGCAAGATACAATAACGTGTGCTATGTTTGGAAAAACAAACAAACTATGTACAAGATACTAAAACCTATTCTTGTAAGGTTCTTAACAACTACTGCGGTAAAGCGGTTAA